ACTTTGGTGGTACAGGATTGTTTAGTGGTGGTACACCAGGTGCTATACGTAGAGATTTTAAAGATTTTGTAGATGCGAATGATGAGTTAATAACTAGTCAATCTGGTGCTATCTCTAAGGTTATGGCACAAAAAGAACTAGGTGGTAAAGATGCTGTATCAGTTGTAGCTACTAAAAATAAACTTGTACAACTTAGAAATAATATACAAAGCTCTATTGATATGGCAAAAGAAACACAACAATTTGATAAGAGTAGAAGAGCACCAGGTACTTCTGCTATAGTTGGATTCTTTGGTAGAAATGAAGCTGAGTTGTTAAAAGAATCTGAAAAGCAGATTGACACTTTAAATGGTATTATAGATTACTTAGAAAAATAATTAAGGATTGTAAATGAAATTAATAAATCCTGAATTAAAGTATTTAGATCAATTAGTACGTCAAAAAATAATTGAACCACAAGAATACTTTAATCGTTTAGAACTTGCATATAGAACTAATCCAACATCTTTCACAGAAGAAGAAGTTGATTATATAGAAAGACAGTTTAAGAAGGTAGATTTAAAATTTAACAGAGATTTAGAAGCTGCCGATGCTAACTTGCTTTCTACTATGAATCAATTTACAAGTGGTTTAGTAGAAGGTTTTACTACATTAGGTTGGTCAGAAGAACCTGATACTACTGCTGAATCTATTGCAAATAAATTAGGACACCTTATAGGTTTTGCTCCTGATGTAGTTGCATCATTCTTTTCTATGGGACAGTATATACCAATAGCAGCTGCTAAACGTGCAGCCATAGGTGGTAGTGCTGTTACTAGAGGTGCATTACAAGCAGCAGGTAGTAAAGCTCCAGGATTCTTACGTAAAAAAGTTGGACCAAAAACATTTACATTACAATCAGTACCAATGAAGGTAGCTGATTATGTAGTAGAACAATCTAAAAATTTCTTAGGTGGTGCAGGGGTAACAGCAGGTGGTTATTTATCTAAGGGTATATTTGCTAGTCCTAAATTAAGAAACATAGGAGAACAAGGTATACATCTTGGTGTAGCATTAGGTGTATCAGCATGGAAAGATGGCCCTAAGGGTATGATAGATTCTGCTATGCATGGTGCTGCTGCTGGTGCTTTGTTTGGTACAATAGGTAACTATGTTAATGTAGGTAGATTATTAGAAAATCCTAAGACTAGAAAGTTAGGTCAAGATACTATACGTCAGGTAGCAACTGAAGTATCTAAAGATGCAGCTAAGACTGAAGGATTGAACATGATTGTACGTGGTACATTAGGTTCTATTGCTCAGGGTGGTATGGCTACTGCACAAGGATTACCAGTAGCAGAACAAGTATATGAATATATGTTAGGTGCATTCTTTGGTGCTACTACTAAGTCAGCTGGGTTTGCTGCAAGAACTAAGTTTATAATGAAGAATGATTATAAGAATTATAGACTAGGTATGACAGAACAAGAAGCTATAGATGTAGCAAGAAAAGATCCTGAGTTCCAAGCATTAAGCAAGAACGACCAAGCATATGTAGAAACTTATATAGCTAAAGTAGTTGCACAAAAATTTAATATGCATGCTCCACTTATGGGAGACTTACAGAAAATACCTGAGATAGCAAAAGCTGTAGAAAAATTAGGTTTTGATATTAATCAACTTACACAACCACAGTTTGAACAAGTATTTAAACAAGTTAAGCAAGATAGAGCAGTACAAGACTTACAAGGTCCTACTGATATAGATATTAGAGTACAAGAAAGACCAGCTGAATATGAAAATGTAAAACCTGATGCTACTGATACTATAAAGAATCAAGTATTACAAAACAAAATAGATATAGCATACAATGAAATGTTAGAGATATCAGCTAATGCAGACTTGAATGAACCTAAGGTTGCTATAAAAAATAGAGACTTAGAATTAATAGCTAATGATATTAGAGGATTTAAGATTGGTAGAAATTTAGATGAAATTAATGTTACCATAGCCAAGTTAGCAAAAGATAATAACTATGAATTAAATCCTACTAAAGCTGCAATATTAAAAGAATATGAAAAGTTAGGATTACCTAATACATTCTTTACTGATGTAGGTGTTAATAACCAAAGACTTGGTAGTTATTTAAAACTAAAAAAGAATTTTACAAGAAGAGTAGACTATGAAATAGATTTAACTGGTGATGTTGTTGAGATACGTAAGATACCAGAAAGAGATTTTAAGGGTGAAGTATTAGGTGGAGATAGACCTCAAAGTAAATGGAATAAAACTTTTGCAGGTGATCCAGTAGAAGCAAGATTGCTTATAAGAAAATCATACTTTGAAAAATTTACAAAAGAAAGAATGGGTAGAAATGATGAGATTGTAGAAATACCTGTTTATGATAGAACAAATGGTGGGCCCTTAGATTTTAAAAATGCTAGTAGAAAACAAGTACATGACAATGCATTTAATATTAAAGAACAATTTACAAAAGAAGTTCAAAATAGATTAATTAAATCTTTAGATGAAAAAGGTATGTACATATATGGTGGTACAAAAGATAATGGTAATCTTGTTGTACATAGATATGCATTTACTAAAGCAATAAGAGATAATAATCGTTTAGAGTTTTTTAGAAGATTAGAAAATGAAGTAGAAGGATTAAAGTTTAAAGTAAAAGATGATGCAACTTTATCTAATATATTTTATACATTAATTGAGTCTGGATTGTATGACCCTAGAAATGGATTTAGTATTGACCTTATGGTTGCTGCTACTAAAAAATATATAAACAATCCTTTATATGCTAATGTACAAAAATTTAACAAATATGCAAACCTATCACAAGGTGCTGATATACCATTGGAAGCTGCTGAATATGTAAATACTACATCTACAGAAGCTAAAAACAATCCTGCTAATAATAGAGAAGCTGGTAAGTTTAATATGATAATGGTAAAAGATTTTCAGGACCCTATGTTTAATAACTCTGAATCTGGTACTGATGCTGCAGTTATAGCTAGACATGAAGTATTTGATGCTATACAAACTAGAAACTTTAGACCTTCTAATAATGGTTTTTTAAAGTTAGTAGGATATAAGGGACCTGAGTATGGAGAGAATCCTATTGGTAATATATTATTAAAAACTGGTACATTTAGAGCTACAGAAGCACAACAAAAATTTATGTTTGAAAATGGTATAGATTTTATTGTACCTAAAACTGCAGCTAAAACAAGTTTAGGATTAAGAGAACATACTATAGAGTTTGTAAAAGCTACAGATTCTTGGACGTTAGTAGATAGTACATTACAACCATTTAAAATGAGACCTGATGAATTGTATTTAAATATGGGTGTATATGAAAACTTTAAAGGCAATAAACCAGCACCATTTCAAAAACAAATATTAGATAAAATAAATGAACAACAACTAGGACCAGACTTAGCTAAAGGTGTTAAAGATGATTATAATAAGTTAGTAGAAGATTCTTACAATGGTGATCCAAATAGAACAGCAGAGTTTGATCAGATAGCACAACAATCATTACAAGATAGACAATATAAACTACCTGAAACATATGATTTTAATGTAAATGATATTAGTATTGAGAGTTTAAATAATGTTTTATCTAGAGATATTACTAGTCCTTTGTCACGTAAAGTAATAGATAAGATATTAAATAGAGGTCGTGAAGATTATAGAGAGTTAGTAACAGAGAGTACAGATGAAGTAGCACAAAGATTAATGGGGTTAGAAGTTTATGAAATACCCGATATATTAACAAGATTAGATTATGACCCTGGTATATTATTACAACCAAATATTAAAAAGTTTGTAGATAAATCATTGGCTAGATATAGAACATCTAGAATTGTATCTCCTCAAATAAAGCATTCTACTACAGGTAAGTTAGGACCAAGAGATAGTGAGACATTTGCTAGACATCCAGAGTTAAATGATAATACATTTATGATGGGTAGAAATTTTGCAAAAGAATATGAGATAGCATTACCTGATAATTTAGGTGGTGTACAATCATTGGAGTCTGCATTTGGTAAATATAAAGAATCATTATCACCTACTCAAACTAAGTATGATAAAGCAGATAAAGAAGCATTAGCAGCTGCTATGCAATTTATGTTAGTACGTTCTCCTAATAGTAGTAATGGTGGAGTAAGAGTGTTAGACTTTGCAGGGTTTGTAGATAGAAAAGGTTTTGGTATATATACAACATCTAAGAATGATTATTATTTAGGTGGTGCAGATAAAGATGCTGACTCTGTTTCAGTATATTCTGGTATGTCGAAGAACATAAGAGAAGCATTTAAGAAATATGATAATGAATTTTTACAAGATGGTGTATTATATAACTTTGAAAAACCTACTCAAATATTTAAAGATTTAATATCTGAAGCTCAAGATAAAGGACCTGCTGGTAATTTTGCAGACTTAGTAGATGTAAATTCTAGAATAGAAGTAGCAAGAATGGCTAGACGTGGTAAGCAACAAATGGGTATTATAGTAGATGCCATGACACGTATGCAGAACTTAGCTGATGTAATTGTAAAACGTAATGGTGTATTTGAAACAAGTTATGTATATAATGAAAAACCATCAGATGGTAAAATACAAATTAGATTGAATGATACATTACCTGGTAAGGCTGGTAAAGTTACATTAGAACAGATTGCTAAACAATTACAATTAGATAGTGTTAATATTGTTAATCTTATGGCTGACTCTGCTAATTTTTCAAAGGTAGAATTTTATAATAAGATTATTAACAAGGTATGGGAAACTTATTTTAAGGTTACTGGAGATGTTATGGAGGTAAATGGTACAACTATATACACTCCTTCTCTTAAAGGTAATAATTATTTTGCTACAACAGAAAATGCATATGGTTTATATCTTACAGAAAAAGTACATAAAGATATGTATAAAGTAAGTGGTAATAGTGTATTAAAGATCAATGAATATAGTAGAGTTGCACAAGAATACATGAATGAAATGGGCACTGATATACCTTTTTATTCTAATATAGCAGAAGCTGTTATGAGAACACCTGACTTCTTTATTAATCCGTATAAGTTTTATTACAATGAAGCAGCATTAAAAAATCAAGCAGAAAGCGGTAGAAGTGAATTAGATGTTGCTAGATTGTATGTACAAAAGTTAAGAGAATTAGTTAAAGGTGATAAACTATTTAAACGTTTTGGATTAAAAGATTTTTGGAATACACATATAGAAACAGAGATTAACTTAAAAGAAATTATGAATACTAGTCCATATCTTATGCATGATAAGTTAATGGATTACCAAGGTATTTTTTCAAGCTTGCAAAGAAGTAGAGATTTTATTAGAGAAGCTGCTAATACTGGAGTAGGAACAGAAACAGCAGAAAAAATTGTAGCAGATATTGTAGATACTACCTATAGAATAAAATCATTCTTTTATACTGAAACACAGTTATATGGTATAGGTAATATGGAGAAAGAAATTAAGATTACTCCTAAAGAAATTAATGGTATTATAGTTAGATTAAAAGATAAGTATAGAAATCAATACAAGAATAGAGATGATTTAGTTAATGAGATTGAAACTTTAATTGACTATTGGTTGTTGACACGTGATTTTAGAAGTGCACAAACAGACATACTAAAGCACCAAGAAAAAGATTTTGTTGAAGTAGATAATAAGATTAGAAAAGAAATACAACGTTTAACTGAGAATAATTTATTAAATGATTTAGAAAGTTCTGGTATACATGATTATTTAAAAGAAAAAGGTAGATCGTTTAAAAAATTAAGGCCAACATTAGATTATGCTTACAGATCTTTAGCTATTAAAAATAGTAATAGAGAAGAATTTTTTAAATCTCAATCTAAATATTTAAAAGAAATAACAGAAAACATTACAGAACAATTAAAACTACCTGAAGAGTCTATAAGTTTAAAGAAATATCTTGAAGAAGAAATACCTTTTGATGTAGAGCCTAGCTTTGATTATGACACAGGAGTAAAAAACAATCTTACAGAAGTAAGAGATAATAAACTTAAAAAGAAAGAAAAAAGAGTTGAAGAAGAAGTAATGGACTATGAGTTTGAAGCAGATGATGACGGTACTCTTTATAAAGTTCCAATAGAAAAAGGAACAGTAAAAAAACCTATTAAAGATACTCCAGAAACTGTAGACCAGTTAAAGAAAACTAATGAAATGTTAGATGAAATATTACCACAGTTTGATTGGTTAAAGAAAAAAGCAAAACCAAATGAACTACTTACTGATGAAGCACAAGTTGAAATAGATAGACTAAGAGACATAATGAGAAAGACTCCTAGTACTATAGCTAGATTTGAAGAGTTTTGGATTGGTCTTACATTTAAATTAGAAGGTGTAGGTAGAAGATTAGATACTTTAAATACATCAGACTTAAGAATGTTGAATAATGCATTAGAAGAAAGATTTAGTGCTAAAAGTATTGTAGATAAAACTACTGGTAAATTAATTAAAAAACCAGGTTGGTTAGAACAGATGTTAAACTATAAAGTTATAGGTAAGAAGTTAGAAACATTTGAAGAGATAGAATATATTAAAGCTGCAGTACCAGTTATTGATAAGTTTGGACAACAAAAACCTAAAACAATGAATATTATATTACCTACTAGTACATTAGAGTTAGGTAGAAAAACTATAGATAAATTTGATACTTTGCAAAAACTAATGGCATCTGGTATTGAAGCACAACATAATGGTTTTTACAACTTCTTAAATATAGATAATGCTAATCTTATAAAACATAGAGACTTGTTAATAGAACATGCTTGGAATATAAACGAATATCAACAAGGTAAGTATCCTTCCAATGAAACAAGTCCAACTGCAAAACAAAGAATCAAAGAAGCATTTATAGATTCTACAGATACTGTAGCTAAGCTTACTGGTTTAAAATTTCCGTGGCCAGCAAAAGATGGTGGTAAGTCTGAGATGATAGATGCACAAACTTATAGTGAAAGATTAGCACAGAGATTTGCACAAGACTTAAAATCTATAAACAACTCTTACATAAAAAGTAATTGGGAAAGTATTGAAAAGTTTTTCAAGCAACAAAAAGTAAAAATGAATTTGTATAAATCTAAACAACCATTAACTGCTTTTGAAGGATACACTAAAGATCAAATAGAAAATATGACAATGAGTGAACAACAAACAGCATTGTTAAATAAAAACATTGCATTGAATAAAATGGAAAGTATGTTCTTAGATGTTCATGGATTAATAAGACCAGAGTTAGTTAACTTAATGTTTAAGAAGTTTGACTTACAAGCAGCACCAGATCGTACAATATTTGGTGAGTTCTTTAGTATTAATGACTATTTTTTTATTAAGTATCATATGCAAATAAGAGATAGATTAGAATTTTCTTATCCAGAAATCAACCTAGATAAACCTTTGAATATTAAAGAAAGAGGTATTGTAACTAAGTTTATTAAAAAAGAAATGGACAAAGCTTCTTATAGAGAACATATTGTAGGAGACGTATATAGAGGTTATATGCCACGTATGGGACATTTTGATATAGCTGCTAACATACCAAAGATACAAGCATTTGCAGAGAAACAAATCAAACAAAGAATTGAAGAAGTTAAACAACCAGGTGGTTTCCAACAACTACCATTAGACTTACGTATGGCTGTTGAATATAATGAACTATCTAAGTCTGAAGCTATTAATATATTTAAAGACACTTTAATGGCTAGATTTAGAAGAGAGATGGATAATAGTGCTAGTAATGGTGGTTATGAATCAGAAGCACAAGTAAGAGATCTATTTACTAGAAGTAATTACAAAGGATATGTTGGAGACTATACTGCTTCTATGTTAAGAAACAGAGGACAAGAGTTCTTACCTTACTATAGTAAAAATATTGATGTGATGAAACGTTATAAACAACAACTAATAAAAGCACATCTTACTAATTTAGCTGGGTTTAGAGCTGAGTTATTGTTAAGAAGATTTGATAAGGTTAATGGTAAAGAAGGGTTTGTTGAGAACTGGTCTAGATATATGAGAGATGCTTTTACAAATATGTTAGGTATGTCTAACTATAGAGCATTGAATATACATGGTATTGAGAAGAAAGACCAAGGGCTTTACAAAAGATATATTGATAATAACTTATCACGTGAGGGCTTAAGACTTAGTGTAGCAGAGAAAGATAAGTTGTTAGATTTTGATATTGCTATTAGAGTTAGTGGTGCAGAAAAACAAAACATACTATTTAAAAATCAGAACGATGTTAAGCAGGCTACTAAAGAAGTAAACAATTTACGTATGACCAGAGCTAAAAAACTTTCACAAGAAGTAAATGTAACTGGTAAATATAATTCATTGTATCATTTAACTAGTGATGAGTCTGCTGTAAAACTATTTGATGGTATAAACAAGTTGTTTGGTGGTAGATTATTTGGTAGTTTACCTGAAGTTAAAAATGTAAAAGGTAAAGTCATTGGTGAAGCAGAAAGAAGAAATGCTGTATTGAATCGTATAAGAGGTATCAGTGACTTGGAAGGAAGGTTTGAGTTGTTATCACTACTATCACACCCTAAAACTGCTATTACAAATATGTATGGTGGTACTGTAAATACTATTGCTGATACAGGTTGGAGTGCATTTAGAAAAGCAAATAGTACTAACTACTTACTAAGTATGATGCAAGGTATGAATGCTAAGTTTGAGTTCTTTAATGAATCTACAGGTAAGAAACAAGAAAGAGGTTTTGAATCTAGAGCTGATATAGATACATGGTTAGAATCATTAGGTGTATATGATCAAATGTTCTTAGACATGGTAGCATTAGATAGAAACTTTGGTAAAAAAGGTGTGAGAAAGTTTTGGCAAGAATTTATTAAACGTGTTAACAAGAGTACCAGAGAGAATGATGTACAAACAAAAGCTACCTATGAGCAGTTGCAACGTAAAACATTAAGAGAAGTAGCTAGAGATTTAAAAGTAGAAGTACCTATTGTAGAGTTTGGTGCTTTACCTATGAAATGGTCAGAACGTAAACTACGTGGTACTGCATTCTTAGCTAACTACATTAACATGAGAGATAGTGTATTAGAACCTATAAAAGATCAGATACCTTTTGATAGTCCAGTACTTATTAACTATGCATTGAAAGGTGTTGAAGCGTCTCAGTTTATGTATCAAGCTACATTTAGACCTAACTTTGCTAATACATCATTAGGTCGTGTATTGACTAGATTCCAGCCATATGCATGGAATAGTATTGGTAGACGTATGAGATTGTTTAAAGAAGCTAGACAAGCAGAATGGAACACAGAAGTACTAGCAAGTAAGAAAGCTCAACGACAATTTACTTTTGATTTAATGTCATTAGCTCTTGCTAATATATTTGTATCTACTATATTTGAATATGCTTTATCTCCTCCTATGAATTGGTTACAAGATACTGCTGCATTATTATTTGGTGATAAGAAAGCAAGAGATAGAGCATTCTTTAGTTCTTATCCACATCCAGTGTTAGCACCATTGCAAGTTGTAACACCACCTATTGGTAGATTTGTAATGCAACCTATAACTGCTATACTAAATCAAGACTTTGATCAGTTCAAAGATTATACTTTGTATAGTTATTTTCCATTTGGTAGACTTGTAAGAGATGGTTTAAGAACATACAATAGTCCAGCTATGGCTGTAGACTTTATGACTGGATTACCATTACATGCTGTTCACGAAATGAGACAAGAGCAAAAAGAAAAAGCTAGTAGAGATGAACCAATAGATCCAGACTTCTCTATCTTCGATGAAGATTAAGTTTTCTTTTTTTTCGGTGGCTATTATTTTTACTTTAACCTAAAGTTTTTGGCCTGCTGTTAATATACTAATATAGTTTGCCAACCAATTTGTATTTGCTTACAAGAGTAATACAGGGTTCAATACCTGCCCGACTCCTTTTAAGCCGTATTTTACAGGCCAAATCTGTGATAACGAGGTGGAAATATAACCAAAACCACCTCATTATCTATAGGAGTATATGTGTATTACAGATCGTTAACACGATCAAGTAATTCTTCTAATATGATCATCTCTTGTTTAGATACAAATGGTGCTTTCTTATAATTAACTAAAGCTGCTTTCATTAACAGTACTTCAGCTGGATTATAGAATACCAATGTCATTTCTTTTTCACTCATTCGTAACTCCCACTTTGATTTACATAACCTTCAGTAGTATCTTCTTTATCTTCTGATTCTCTGATTTGTTTGTTATGTTTTTGTTTAAGCTCATCTTCAAGAGCTGTTATAATTTTTTGAGCTAACTTAATTATTATAGTAGCTTCATCTTTATTCATTTCAATCATCATGATTGTCCCTTTCTATTTTAATTAATCTTAACCATTCAGTTAGTGGTATTACAACTAACGCTTCTTTTCTATCCATACGTGTAACAACAACATCAACATCATCGCCATGATTATCTGGATAAAGCCATTCTGCTATACGTTTTCTTCGTTTAGCTTGAACACAATAATCTTCTACTATTACATCAACAACTTCTGATTTGCCTAATGATCTACCATCAGAGGCATAGGCCCTCTTTGCAGAGAGCCCAGCATCTTTAGCTGCATTGACAACTTCTCTTTCAAGATTGTTGCCACGTACTTTATTCCTATGCGTCACTTATAACACCTTCTATTCCAGTGTTCCAGCTTCTATAAGTTATATGTAATTGTTTATTACCTATACCAAATAGTATACCTTTGTGTTTGCCTAGGTTGTCAGTTGTGTAAAAACCAATATCAAATACACTAAAGAATCTTATCTTTGTAGTGCGATTACCAGTATCGGATTTTGATCTAATGATTCTAATCATCTTATTCTCCTTAAATTTCTATTCGTTTAAATGTCATTGTTTCAGGTTCAAACTCTGTAACAAATTCTAGTTTACCATCATCTCTAGATTTCTCTGAAATAATAGTCCTATAAATTTCGTTACGATTACCTTTTAAAACAATAACTTTATCAGCTTTCTGAACTACATTTGAAGAACCTTTAAGAGAGTGTAATCCAACTGTACCTTGTGATGCACTAGCTTTATTCAAATGATGTATTGCAAATATCAAAGTATTGTTACGTTGTGCAATCTGTTTGAGTGCATCTATAACAACGTTTTGTTTTTGTATTTCACCATCGAATCTATCTACTTGCATTTCATCAGTAGTATCAACTACTAATATATTAGGTTCATATTGTGCTACAACTTTCTTAACAGCTTCAATTTCTGGAGCTATCACCATAATATTCAGATGACTTAATAAGTCTTTTACTGAAAATTCTGGATTTATTTTGTACTGTTCCATTACCCAATCACTTGTCTTGTTAAATGCAATTTGTACAAATCTTCTCCATATTAGTATTTCATTCATTTCTAACGATAGAAACAAAGTGTCTTTCTTTGCTTTTGTTACTAAGTTTTGAACAAAGGCTGTCTTACCCATACCAGTATCACCACTAAAGACAACTAATTCACCTGGTTTAAACATATAGTCTGGTCCACCAGGAAATACATCTTTAATGTTTATACTGCGTTTAGTAAAGTCTTTTTGTATATACTCCTTGAATGTATCTTCTAATGAATCAACATCACGAATATCTAATACATAGTCTTTACGTTTGAAGTGTATACATTTTGGATCACAATACTCCATAAGTATCGCATCATCACAACCATATATGTATTGATTGTCGTATACATTCATTACTGTACGTTCTATTTCATGTGATTCTAGTTCACCTTGTGACCATTTCATCATACCATTTAATGTAACTATGAATGGTATTCCAGCTCTTTTCCAAGAACTTATCATACGCATCATGTTTTTATTACGTGAACCTTGCGAAGGTCCTTCATTAAAGATATGTTGTACACAAGTGACCACTGAATTAGTATCACCAGTACGAACAGGTGTTATGCTTGCATTACTATTAGGACTTGCTATAATAGAACTTTGTAAATATGGTTCTATAACTACGTCATAACTATTTAATGTAGCATAAAAGTTAGGTTTAGTTTTTACATACATATTGTATGCTTTCTTAGATTTAGCTATCTTACATACATCGTCGTATCCCATTGTCCAAATATCTTCTAATGGAATCCAAACTTTATATAAGTTAGTTTTAGTATTCAAAGACCAGTTTGATCTTATAATTCTAGTCTTATCATATATGTTGTCACCAAAACTAAAGTGTTCACTTAGAGTAGCTTTAACTTTGACATGTAAGTTTTTATTTGGTTGAAAGCCAAATACGTTAAGTAGGTCAAGGTGATAACCACTACCACTAAACCAGATATTAACGTGGTTGCTATTAACACCAAAATCAAACAACTCATTACAAACATGTCTGAGATAGTTTTGTAAACTTTCTCCATCAACTTCTCCTTTATCAACATCTATTATTAATCTATCTGGATACACTAAACCATTGTATCCCTTTACACTTTTGTTTAGAATTACATGATCTTTATACGTTTTATCAAACATGTAATAAGATCTATACATCTCTTTACCAAAAGCATTTTTACTTTCTAGTTCAAGGTAATCATCAATAGACATAAGATTATTTCTATTTCTAATCTCACCTTGTACTACTTCGATTATCCTATTTTCCATCCTTTTACTTTCCCACTTTTATGTTCAACCTCTTCTAATGTTATGCCATGTGCTTTTAAAGTATTACTTTCACGTATCTTTCTAAATGCCCTAGCATAAGTACTTGCAGTGTGTAATTTTTGGTGTGCTAACCTACCATACAATGGTAATGCACCTTCCAAATCATAACTATAAAATACATCATTTTTATTCTTGATGCTTTTTATCCATGCAATTACTATTTCTTCAGCTGTCATTAAAATGGTACTTCCTCACCTTGGAAAGTTTCCTTAGCTGTTTCAACTGTTACTTCAGTTTCGGATGTAGACTTATCATAGTCTTTAGGATAACCTTTTGTAAGCTGTTGGTTAAATCTAGATTCTAATTGTTCTTTATTATCTGGACTAGATACAACTCCCCAAGTATTACGTTTGTATTTACCTGTTGATTTGTAACTAATGCAAGATATCTTTTTATCCATTAAAGATTCTAATGATTTAGTATCTAGAATACCAGCATCACTTACGTTTAGATCACATTTTGCTGCTACAAATAACGTATTCAAATCATCTGGATAAGCCATACCAGTAACTACACCGTTTGTATCTTTCTCAAAGTTTTGATTTACGAAACAAGTGTATGTATATCCATTGTTATCATCTGTTAATTGTAACTTTAAACTCATGTCTGTGTATTGAGAATCCATTACTTGAACATCAGTTATTGTAGTATCATTCACAAAGTAATTACGAATGTTTTTACTACTGTTTTTGTATTTAGTACCTGTAATTGCCATTACTTACTATCCTCCATGTAATCGTTAGTCTTATCTGCAATAGCATCACGCATCATTTCATTATGAGATTCACAATGTGTTTGCAATGCAACTACAGCTCTTGTTGTGTCAATAAGGTTATATCCATACTCACCACCATTGAATGGTAATCTTAGTAATACAAAATCACCAAAATCGTTAGTAATAGTTTGAATATCTCCTTCTTCTAAACCAGATATTCTATGCTCACTTGGCATTCTTTTTGTCTTCTGTGACATTCTTGCCCTCCTTAATCATTTGACTAAAGTATTGCATTGTAGCATTGACTCTGAGCTTAGTATCAAAATGTCCAGCAGTACGCTGTTCATTATATCTTTTAATCATTGCTTCATCTAAGTATGGTGTAGCTTTCTTAAAACTAGCATCTAACTCTTCTAACATTTTTACTGTTACATGAGATTTCTTTTGTGCAGCTTTTGCATTATCTACTTCTTCTTTTGAAGCTATTGCGTATCCACCACCATATCCAGCAAAGGCTAATGCTCTACCAACTGCTGATGTTTCACAATTTTCTAGTGCTGATGTCTTGTTAACAAATCCAGTATTGTCACGTTCAGCTGCATGACCTGTATAGTATTGATCTGGATTGTTTTCTTTTGAAGGGAATACTGTAGCAGATACTAAGTATTCGTTGCATCGTTCACCTGTTGGTGTATCTGTTATATTGTTAACTGAAACTAATGTTGTTTCTATTGTAGCTTCAGGGTAATCAGACAAGAATGCATCGATACGATCTTTTACTTCAGTATATTCTTTACCTTTGAACTTCATATTCAAATTACCTTTCGTTTCTTATTATTATTACGCTCTATTGAGCCTTGTAATATACTCCTAAGTATTGAATTTTACAAGTCTTTTTCGTAAACAAATTCACCATAATCACCACAACCTTGACAATATGCTACCCATATATCTCCAAACTCATCAGCTTCTCCTGTTGGATTTGAACCTGTGTTACATACTGTACATACTAACAGTCCTGGATCTTCATTGTGTATTACTTTTATTGAATCATCAACTTCTTTAAGTTTTTGTGATAGTTCTTTATACTTATTAGTGAAGATGATATTATTAGGATTTAACTTACCCTCGTGTTTTATTGACCATGTTGTGTCTTGTTTCTTTGACATAACTTTCCTTTCGTGTATAGATGTGGCGACCCATGAGATAGTGGATCTGAGAGAGAGGTATATAGCCGCCACACCAGTTTGTTAACCTACAAAACCATCATTAGAATCTAATGACATATGCTGAAAATTGAAAGTAATATCTTCTAGATATGGTTCATTTTTCAAGATTTGTTTCACACTATTACATATGAAACTACCACTCATACTACTACAATAACTTGTAGCTTTAGCATTACATGGTTCATCATCAGCTGTATCATCATCATACCAAGTTGCTTTATATTTCGTAAGCGTTGGTTTCTTAAATGTATACTGTTGATAATGTTCTGCACCCATACGACCATCAATTAAGATATCTGGTGATACCGTTTGTAGTATATTAGTAACTGCATCTAACCTAGATTTCATAGAATCAAACCCCAAAATAACAATGTTATTATGTTCTTCATAAATGTTTTGAAACTCACCGTGATGAGTAACAACATCTATTCTTGGATTGATTGCTAACAATCTATCTCTCAATGCAATTACTTTTTGCTTATTCAAATCGTTCCTATCATAAATTGAAACACCTATGTTAGGACTTTCTACTATGTCCATGTCATACAAATGTATTATATTTGCACCCATCTTAGCCATAGTTACAGCTGCGGCACTACCAATAGCACCGCAACCTAAGAAATGATATGCGTAAGTATTAAAGTTATTAACTAACCCTGAATATCTTTCATTCATTTCGAGCTCCTTTCAAAACTAGCATTGAACACATCGTCTAACTCTGCGTTTGCTATCATGTTTTCTACGTTATGTTGTGTACCCTTAGGATATATGTACTCTTCTGCTAGTGCAGAGTTTATAACTTTATCGAGTATTTTCTTATCTAGTAAAGCAACTCTTAGTTCACTTTTTTTATGACCTTGTTTTCTATTGAGATTAGCAAACTTTTTTCTACATGCTTCGTAGTCATCATCAGATTGATAATCAATTAATATGTTATCAATGTCTGCTTCTAAGTCTACTTTCTCTTGATCAACTTGATCTTTCCAAAGAGATACTTGACTTCCCCAGCCACTATAATCATTGTAATAAACACTTCTATTTACGATAGGAGAATTTACTTTTTTGATTACAAGTTTCTCTTCTTTGCAAAGTGTATCCACTTCTTTCTTTGTTTCATCTGATATTTCAAACTTATCACCTAGTATTTCTACTTTAGTATCTGTTTGTATACCAGTTTTCCAATCACTAACTCTTAAGATCTGTTCTCTTTTCAAGTTAGTTACAAGAGCAAATGTATAGTTGTTACACTCTTGTGATGCTATTGCTGCATCATCAGTAGCTGACCAAAATACACCCATAGTATGATGACTATGCCACCAACATAACCAATATGGTTTACCAGTATTTTCTATATCTACTTTCATATAGTATTCTGTTAGTGCTTCTGCTGTAATCTCAGTATTGCCACCTGATATTTCTTGCTCTAATATGACTGGACTATGAAATACAAACTTATCATTTTCATATGATACAGTTAAGTATCCACCAATTTCTGATGAATACTTATCGTATGCATACTTACAATACTCATGTATTTTATCCCAATCATCTTTATTCATTACGAACTTACTCATTGTCAAACTCTCTTTCTATTGCATCATCCATTTGTTGTTGGTAATACAAGTAATCATAGTGTTCATCTTCAGCTTCTATTTGTTCAAGCTCTGTTTGTTCTGCTATACTTTCTTTTACATCTAAATCAAAGCTTGTTATACAACCATTTTCTACATAGTCAATAACATCTTTCATTTGTTTGTAATAGCCATAGTCTCTTGTAATACATTCATCTTCATCTAGTATGTGTACTACCCTAGATATGTTTGCATAAATGTACTCCATATGAACAGTTACCATCTTTTCAGTTACTACCCAATGTTCATCTTCAACTTTATTACCTTCTTCATCAACATAGTCATTGTAATCTAACATGCCTATATCAAGACATGGTAATGAAGTTCTACGAATCATCTCTTTGTTTGGAGTCCACCAATGATGAGAGAAGTTCCAACCATAATATGGAACAGAACTATAGTCTGTATGTTCTTTAGGATTTGCATAATCATCTAAAGCATTATGTATACTACTAACATTTTGACTATACCCATAATCCATAGAATGGTCATTGTATTCTATTCTAGGTCGTCCAAAGTAACTATTGTCACGTAACTGGCGATAATCTCCATGCATATCATTCATAAGATTCTGATGTACTAACTCAGCATTAAAGTTGCCTGAATCTGTAATGAAACTAGCATCAACATCTTTTGCTGGTAATGTTCTAATGCAGTAAGATATATTGTTAAGTGGATTTGTATCATATATATCCCATCTATTCCAATCTTCTATCAAACTAATTAGTTCTACAAAGTCTAGCTTTGTAAAAGCATCTCTTATTGAATCATCCATAGTACCAAAACATACATGATGTGCTTGATATCTAACTCCAAAGTCAGTAAAAGAACTACCATCATCATTGTACTCGTAAATACTTGAACCATTACCAATGTAAGGATGAGATCTAAGTCCTGCATCTTTACCACCGCACCATGCTTGAATAGCTCTATCTGTACTAAAGTTAGTAGCTGCAACATTGCTTGGCATATCTGCTCTTGTTAGATAAGTAGATATTGTATTTCTAGCTCTATAGTCTTGATGTAAATCTCTCCAGTTCAGACTTTCAAAGTTAGCTGTAAACAAAGATTGAAACAAAGGATAGAAAGGTAGTGAGAATGTCATATACAAATCTTGTGCCAATCTAAATTGACCATAGCTTTTGTTTACTTCTCTACCATTTAATCTACTCATATGTAATTCTATCTTTGGATTCTTGTAGTGTAATTGTAATCTAACTTTACCAGTAAGAAACCTTAATAGTTCTCTTTGTTCATCACTTATATCTTCATACTTATCGTCGTTGTAATACTCGAAAGATATTTTATGTTCAATGTCATCTCTCAAACCAAATATTAAGTCAGCTTCATTAGCTTTCTGATTTAGTTTGTCAAAGATAGCTTGTAAATTTTCTGAAGCTATCTCAAGATCTGAGTCTGTTGTAACATTTCGGGACCTTAAATCTTTTAGCATATCATCTATTGTAAGAACTCTTTCTTTGAAGTTCCTTAAGTTCCATTCGTTGTTACCCATTCTATTGAACATTGTTGTTAGAGTACCTTTCTTATCTATCTGCATAATTCTTTCGGTTATACATTCTTTGATAATATCTTGGTACCCTGGTGACCACCTGTAAGTTCTTGTAAAACCTACTGGCTTTAGTGGTTCTAACATACTTCTATTACCTGACATGTAGTTACAAGTAATGTATCTGTTATTCAATTCCATCATAGCTCTTGCGACTCTATTTGATGGACCCACTATTATTTCCTGTGCGATGCTATTGATATCTATGTCAATATCATCCCAACTTTCCTTAATCCACGACATTTATCCTCCTAAGGTATTGAGGGGCAACATAAGTCACCCCTCGGTTATTATTACTGACCACCCTTCATAGACTGCTTATTGAAAGCAACATATGCTAGCTGACCATCGCCATCACTATCGTTAGGCCTTATTGCAGTTAACTCCGCATTGAAATTAACTTTGTTCATATTCATTCTTACAACAGAACTATCTCTGTCTATAAGATCGTAGTTAGCTCTATCTGCTGTTTGAAGATAGTCAAACAAATCTCTAACTGTCACACATCTATTAACAGCATCGGAGTTATCTACTACCCAATCTGAACTGTTTACTTTATATCTCACGCCAGTAAACGAGCGTGTTGATTGATCACTCATTTTCTTTTCCTTTTTGATCTTGCATATCAGCTATCATCAAAAAATACAAGCTGTAAAACTGATATGCCTTAGCTTTCTTCAAGTAACTAGATGTTATGTCATCTGTAAGTTGAGTTTGTAAAATAGTCTCAGCTATTACATATATCAAACCATCTATTACTTCTTCTATTGATTCTGCAAGGTTGTTTCGATTTACATCTATACACTCTTGCAAAGTTATTGGAACTTGACGTTCATATTTATCTGCACCATTTTCCAATCTCTCTTGTGCAATAGTCAAAACTTTCTCAACTATTGCAGTTCTTAATTCAAACGATTCTATATCTTTACATGCTTCAAGCTGTTCTCCAGCCCAAGTCATCTCTTCATCAAATCGTCTGAGTATTTCTTTATTATTTGTTTCCATTACGTACCAACCTTACAATATATTTTACTGCTTCGTATAATACTATAATACAAACCATAAAGAAAAGTAGTTCTGTTGCTGTAAGACACGTGTAGTACAGCACATCTTGATCTACATCATAAAACATAGTTACTCTCCTTTCAATAATGATTTATCTATCTTGACATGCTTTGTAGTAGAAACTTTGTAGGGTTTACCTAACCTGTTCTTCTTATTTGGTATTGTCTCGACATCTATTACCATCATTGTACCTTTTCTGTTACTTACTGATATTACTTTTCTTTCTTTCATTTCACCATCCTTGTTTATCACGATTACTCTGTTTGTCAAACTTTTCTATCCAAGTTTTGCTAGAAGCTCTGAATGTACTATACTTTTTGTAGTTAAAATAGTACCAAGCTCCATATCTTTTATGAAACTCTATTCTCATATCTTCTCTTTGCTTACTAGTCATAGCTTTTGACCTTGGTTTTATTACTTCATCCATCTAGACACCTCGTTCTTATCTTTACATGTATATACTTTCTTGCTAGTTTCAAGTATACTTCATATGGTATGTCATTCCTCTCATAATACAATGCTTTTCTAAACAAATCCACATTAACTCTCATGTAAGGACCATAAGGTTTATACTTACTATCATAATTTCTTAATCCAAGCATACCATCATTTACTATTTCATCTTGTGTCTTTGGTACTCCCAAATAACACCATATTGTATTGTTGTGATATCTTTCCCACATCATTTCAACAGCTACAATGTTGTCAATGTCTATTGTAAAATCTATATTACATTGAAATATGTCCTTGATGCCCATACAGTTACCGTCTCTAACTTCGTATTGTGAGTACAAGACTTCTTCTATTCTAGGTTTCATCTTTCCTCCTTATAGGCTAGTGCAGCCAGTTGTATACCTTTATTACCATCTTAGACTCTTGAGTCTCTAGCTGCACTACATAGCCACCGAATCTATCTCCAACTCTCCACCCAATCCATAAACTTATCAGCGGCTCTTTCGGCCTTTGCTTTCTGCATATTGACAAGTTTACGGATTTGGTTTTTACTAACTGCACGCTTCTTATACTTGTTCAAATTGGTTTTGCTTGATGTCATCGAACAATTCCTTTGTTAAGTACTCGTTGCGTGTTGTGTGTGGTCGCTTTAATTCTTGTATCTTCAGATCTTTTTGCTTGTTATCTTCTTCCAATGCAACCACTTTTACTCTTTCTGTTTGCAACATATCATGATAATGTACTAATGTATAGAAACATTTTATCATTAACATACATAGTAAGAACAAACATATTATTGTTAGTCCTATCATGACAGTTATTGCTATTAAATTACTCATACCACACTCCTTTTATTGTAGGTATCTGAGTAAAACTACTAGTCTGTTAAGTTTTACAACACATCTACATTGATGGCTGTGTGGCTTAACAGACTAGCGTGTTCGTGCAAGATTAGAGTTTACTTGCAACTCTGTTGATTTACCTGGTGAGGAGCCTCCCTCACACCAATACACACTCATACCTTATCAGGCATACTCAAACAAGTTTGATAGTGTCTCCACTCTTGTTCATTGTATTAATCATGTGGCATAGCAAGGCTCGACTGATTGACCTTGTATTCTATGCATTTATTGGTGATAACCTACTCGTTATCACTTTAGTGCAGAGTTCGATTGGTACTAGCTTTTGCTAGCCATTCACATACTATTTAGTATGCTCATACTCTATCGAGACCTAATCAGCATGATGTGGGTTAATACACATTCACATGCTTACGAACATTAAAGCAAATACTAGCTAAGCACTTGCTTTAATTCTTTGTTTTACTATCTTGGTTATTCTTCTCATACTTTTAACGACACCAAGTCGTCTGTATGCTATTAGTTCTTCTTTTGTAGATTCATCTAATACTTGTTGAACATTACTATCTAGTATTGTTCTATTGTTGCAAGTAAAGACTAATGTAAGCTGATGAACTAGTTCAGGCTTACTACAAGTTTCTAAGTAACTCACGACCAACTCCTCTCTAAGTTTTAAGTTTTAAGTTTTAACACATTTACCGCTATTGTAGGGTATTAAGTAATAGTAAGAAAGAGGGAACAAAGTCCCTCTATCTATTACTCATTCCAAGAAGCTTCCTCAGTAGAGTCTGAACCTGATACTGCGTATCTGTTCTGCTTTTTCATACCTGGAGACTGGTTAGTGCTTAACTCACAACCTTCTTTTAACAATGCAGATACTTCTGCTTTTTCTTGATCGTTTGCTTCCGCAAATGGTTTCTTTAATTGCACAAAATCTCCTGCTTGGACAGAACCTTTGTCTAACTTAGTAGTTTTCTCACTACTACCTTGTGATTCGTAATTCACATACTTAATGATTAACATAGTTAACCCTCCATTTTAGTTAAAGTAATTGACTAAACTCAACTAAAAGCCAAGTCAAGCCAAGTCAAAGGCTTGGGGCTATTACTATATATAAGACGTACATACATTCTAGTTGCATTTTTGAAAAATGGGTTGTATATTTAAAATTATGAAGATACCAAAGAAGATGTTGTTTATGATGGTAATGACTGGAAAGCTCCAGAAATTAGATAAAAAGACAGATGAATGGATCGAATTTGAATTTGAGCCTGGTAATGAAGAACATATTCATGTAAAGAGTATGCATTATGCACAAGCTGAGATTGATTTTGTGTATGAAGCTATAGAAATGAATGTTGATGTTATTAGGGAATTGAACTAGTAATACTTAAAGTATACTTACACATGTGTTAAGTACTACTTATAGTATACTACTAAAAAATAAGGATGTCAAGTAAAAAATGATACCAAAACAAAAAAAGAAACCTAACATTAAAGAATTAGCAGGAATGATTGGAGCCTTGATGATTCAGTTAGAGCAGTTAAGATTGCAAGTTTTCAACGGTGATAAGGCCCTAGATGAATATATGAATATGAAAGGCGATAAAGAAGAATTTATAAAATTTTTAGAAAAAAAATACCCGTTAGATGATAAAGATAACGAGAAGACTGAAGGTAAATAACTTTGAAGAGGAAGACTATTACGTTTATCCTCTGGAAGAATTTAAGGAAACTGGCAAGAAATATAAACATTGGAACAAGTGTAGCCCTGGTGATTGGGGAATTAGTGACGATGGTTATGTGGCTGAGTGTTTACAGCGTAACATTTATGGTACAAGTGTTGAAATGGTGTTTCCATATGGTAGGCAATGGGTATCAAAGACTGGTAAATTAAAGTTTGAACCCCATTACCATAGTAAAAACTACAGTAATGTGTCTACTAAAACGTATGCAGAGCTAGAAGCAGTAAGAGATAGAGCAGAATTAGCAATAGATGCGTTTCTAGCCTACAAAATATCAGGTAAAAAGCCTGATTTACATAAAATTGGTACAATTTACAGGCCAGATCAGAAAAATCCGCAGATGGCTGTAAAAAAATTGTTAAAAACTAAAGAGGTTAAGAAGATTATGGCTGATAAGCTAAAAGAAATACTAATAGATAGAGAGATTGACGAAGGATACGTACTAGATGTTATAAAAGATGCAGTAGATGTAGCTAAGATGAAAGAAGATCCAGCTAATATGATACGTGCTGCAAAAGAATTATCTGAGTTTCTAGATATGAAACCTAAGAATAAACAAATAACAGAGTCTATAGAAATGGATATGTCTCATCAGATAGCAGATACATATGATAAACAAACTAAAAAGCTAAAAGCAACACAAACGAGAATGTTAGATGAAGAAAACGATTAAGTTAGAAGGTAAGAAGATAGATATGATAGAGTTCCTTGCTGTACTTACACAAGTAGCAGAAGACTTTAAGCTTACTTTAATTATAAAAGATTGATGGATAAAAAGAAAATATTATTAGAAATGGAACAGGATATGCTTCTGTTCGGTAGGATGGTTATGCCTAATATGTTTAGTGAAAACTCACCAGGATTTCATTACGATATAGTAGAAGAACTAAAAAGTGAGAAAAAACAAATTAATATTATAGCACCACGTGGACATGCTAAGTCTTCTATCGTAGCTGGTGTATATCCTTTATGGCATTTGATGATGGATAAAGGTGTAAAAGTAATTGTATTGGTATCTAGAACGCAATCACATGCTACAAAGTTGTTAGGTACTATAAAAGATGTATTAGATTATTCTCAAGAGTTTAGATACTTTTTTGGATACTGGGGACAGAACTCGGCTAGGAAGTGGACTAATACAGAGATAGAACTAAAAGATGGAAGTATTATTATATGTAAAGGAACAGGACAACAAATTAGAGGTATCAAACATGGTAATCAAAGACCGACTTTGCTTATACTGGATGATCCTGAAGATGAGGTTAATACAAAAACTGCAGAAGCTATGGAGTATAATCTACGTTGGCTTCTACAATCTGGTGTTCCATCCTTGGACCCACTCCGTGGGAGGATATGTGTTATTGGTACTCCTCAACATGAAAGATGTATGGTTGAGACGTTAAAAGACATGAAAGGTTGGAGTAACTTAATGTTTAGCCCTGATTTAGAATCTGGTACAGCATTATGGCCTGAAGTATGGCCTATTAAAAAATTAATAGAAAAGAAAGAAGAATTAGACAGTATTAACAGATTATCGGTATTTTATAGAGAATATTTGTGTCAAATCGTAGGAGATGAAGACAATTTATTCCGTGCCGAAGATATTAACTACTACGATGGATACATCGAAAGAGATGAACAGGGATTGTCGAATCTCGTACTGACGAACATAAATGGTGAGGAAGTGGAAGAGATTAGACCTGTAAACGTGTTTACTGGAGTCGATCCCGCATCTAGTACCAAGAAAGGAGCTGATTACAGTGTTATATTCAATATTGCTATTGATAGTGATAATAATCGTTGGGTACTCCCGTATTTCAGAAAGAGGGCGACTCCTCTAGATTTAGCAGATGCTATCATACATAACTTTAAAAACTACAGAAGTTCTAAAACTAGAATAGAATCTGTGGGGTATCAGGAAATGTTACGTCAATATATTAAAGAACGTGCAGAAGAAGAGGGTTTATTTATACCAGGATTAGAAATAAAAGAAAACCCTAGAACTAGAAAATCGTACAGATTAGAAAGTTTGCAGCCTATATTTGCTAATAATAAAGTATTTATACAAAAAAATATGCAAGCACTAGTAGATGAACTTACTTTATACCCTAGAGGTAAACATGATGACTTATTAGATGGATTTTTCTATGCTAATAAAAATTGTTATAAACCTGTACATGAAGCTGAGTTAGTTTACGAAGAAGATGATTATTTGTTTCCTCAAAGAAAAAATTGGAAATTAATATAAAAAGTACTTGACAAGTGTTTAATTTAATAATAAATTACGGATAAAACTTTATGGACTACGATAAAGATAAATATACATTAAATATGGAAGACATTCTTTCAAAATTAAATATCGAAATACCGAAGGGATATATAGAGGTTAAACGTGCCAAGGACGATTCAAAAAAAGAAAGCAGCAACAAGAAAACAGAACAAGACAGACAATAAAACTGTTTTTGGTTTTGATGATGGTAGAATCAGTGCATATACTATTCCTGAAGAAGTAGAGTTAACAAGAGAATTATTTACAGAATATAAGAGTTCAAGAGAACTTTGGGCTCAAAAGTTTCAAGAGTCTATAGAATTTAGAGCTGGTGCTCAATGGACTAACGAAGAACAAGAAGTATTAGAATCACGTGGACAGGCTCCTATCGTAGTCAATCGTATTCACCCTATTGTAGAAACAGCAAAATCTTTGCTTACATACAACTCACCTCAGTTTAGAGCAACTGCACGTGAAGATTCTGATAGAAAGACAGCTAGAGTATTTTCTGATTTATTTCAATACATATGGCAACAATCATCTGGAGATGAAGAGTTAAAAAAGATTATAGATGATTACTATGTCGGTGGTATGGGGGTTATGCAAGTATATCAAGACCCACAGGCAGATTTAGGTAAAGGAGAAGTATGTATTAAATCTATAAATCCTTTAGATGTTTTTATAGATCCAAACTCAAAAGATATATACGCTAGAGATGCTGCACATATTTTAGTATGTAAGTATATGACAGATGAGTATGCAGAGTTAGTATATCCTGAGTATATGGATATTATCGAACAAGCAAATCCAGAACCAGATAATGAAGACGATTATCCTGTAACTAATTTAGCTGCAACTGAAGGACAAATGTTTTTTGGTGACGATGATACTCAAATGCACACAAAAAGAAAGTATACAGAGCGTTATTCTAGAGTTATGATGCCATATTACAATATCTTTGAACCATTTTCTCAAAGAGAATTTTTAATGGATGATTCAGAGTTTGCAGAATATATTGGCAAAATATATATAAAAATAAGAAAAATTACTGGTGAAGAGGTTATTGTCTTTGAAGATGAGGCTGTTTCTGATTTAACTAGAGTGTTAATGGATACTGGCGGTACATTTCATTATGAACTACCAGAACCTCAAGTGGATGAAATGGGCAACATGGTTCAAGCAGAACCTGTAAGAGTTAATGGAATTGAAACACCAGATGCTATACCTGGTAGTACTATTACATTAATACCTGTATCACCAGAAGAATTGATAGGATTAGGAGAAATAACTGCTAATGAAATAACAAAACCTTGTATAGAGATGGTTGTTACAGTAGGAGATCATTTGCTATACAAAAGAATGTTACCAACAGAAGATTATCCTATTATACCATTAATGAATGTACATCATAGAAATCCCTATCCAGAGTCTGATGTAAGATTGTATAGACCTTTACAAGAATATATAAATAAAATACGTTCATTAATTATAGCACATGCAAGTACAAGTACCAATGTAAAGCTTTTAATACCTAGAGGGTCTGCTGATTTAAGACAGATAGAAGAAGAATGGAGCAAAGCAGGTACAAGTGTAATTGAATTTGATGCTGAATTGGGTGCACCGATTGTAGCTGGCCCAGTCCCATTACCAAATGAACTGTATAAAAATGAAGCTGATGCTAAGTATGACTTAGAATATGGCTTTGGTATTTTTGAGATGATGCAGGGTAGTGGTAGAAGTGCACCGTCTACTTATAGAGGTACATTAGTTGTAGATGAGTTTGGCCAGCGTAGAATTAAATCTAGAAGAGATGATATAGAAAACTTTTTAAATCAGGTTGGTAAGGTTGCAATACCTTTAATACAGCAACTTTATACAGAAGAAAAAGTTATTAGACTTGTACAACCAAATGGTTTAGAAAAAGAAGAACAAATTAATTTTTATAAAGAAATGGGAGATGGAAGTGTAACTAAATACCATGATATTGGTGTTGGTAGATATGATTTAGTTGTCGTATCTGGTTCTACTTTACCATCAAATAGAATGGCATTATTAAATACATATATGCAAATGTATCAAATGGGACTTATAGACCAAACAGAAGTATTAAAGAAAACAGAACTCGTAGATATAGAAGGAGTTATGGAACGTGCTGGACAAATGCAACAAATGATGGCACAATTACAAGGGTTGCAAGAAGAATTAAAGAAAGTCAAGGGAGACTTACAGACTGCTACACGTGAAGAAGTACATGCTAAGAAACGTTTAGAAGTCGAGAAATTTAGCTCAGATTTAGATAAGATATCTAATAGGGCTGATATGGCAGCTAGCTTATATAAAGCTAGACTTAACGATGCAAAATCAAATCTGATGAACTCTGTTACACCTGAAGTAGAACAACAACTTGAAGAAGAGAATATGTTTGACATAACTCCGTTGTTGAGTGAACAGGAAACAGAGAGTTAGAAAAGGAGATAAATATGCAAAACGAAGAAAAAAAAATGGACAATGTGGATGAGCAACAGGTAGAAAGTCAGACTGCAACTGAACCTACCTCTCAAGAAGACATTTTTGCAGAAGTTTTTGGACAACCTCAGTCAGAGCAATTTGTTGCTAATGTAACTGAGCAACCAGAGATAGTCGAAGAAAGTCAACCTTCTGAAGTTCAAGAAGCAAAAGATCCAAAGAGTGACGATAGTCAATATCAATATTGGCAAAGTCAAGCAGATAAACGTGCAGCTGAAGTAGATTTACTGAAATCACAAGTTACAGAGCTTATGAAAGCTCAAGCATCTACACCTGCAGAACAGACTAAAGAGGAGACACCTTCATTAGAAAGACCTGTTAAACCTCGTAAGCCTGCTGGATATGATCACTCTGAAGCACTGGCTGATCCTGATAGCGATTCAGGTAAATACCTAGCTAAACAGGAGCAGTATATGGACAACTTAGCTAATTATATGGATAAAGTAGACGAAAGACGTACTATGGATATACAAAGACAGCAAGCTGAACAAGCTCAGTTTCAACGTAATCAGAAAGTAATTTCAGATTTACAGTCTAAATATAACTATACACCTCAACAGGCTAATGATTTCATTGATAAGATGAGTAAACCAGATTCTTTGTCTTTAGATAATCTTGTTAGATTACATAAGATGAGTAATGTTGAACAGGGACAAGTGCCTGAAATACAGCAAATAACTCCCGAAGCTCAACAGAAACAAGCTCTTATGCAACAAAGACAACAGAAACTAGCAATACCTACGCCAATAGGTGTGCAACCAGGTGCTAATGTGCAGTCATCAAAGAGTGTGGAAGATCAAATGATGGATTCAATGATTGGTAATTACAAGAAAAAGAATCCATTTGGAAATTAATTTAAGGAGAGATTAAGATGGCAAATGTATATAGCATGACACCAGGAGAAGCAATTCAGGGTACTTCCATCA